TCAGAGACAGAACAAGAACAGCTTAAAAAGAAGCATGTATTATGAGTGGTGATTTTCCCTTTATCCGAGTATTCTCCTGGGATACAGATGAGATAGCGAGTCCGGTTGGTAATCGGACTACGCCGGGGGGATCTTTTGCATTCAAGAACATCGTGTCTTCTGGTTGCTCTACTGCTAATCCTAGTAGTCCTACCACCACGTCTGGCGTATTGATGTTTGAGGAGACACAATTTGATCTTACGAATGCTCCTCTGCCGTCGCACTTAGAATCTAAAGTAGCAGCAATTACATTTAATGTTGCCACCAGCGGTACGGCTATTTCAGACCTTCGCTTGTTCGTGTCTGACGACAGTGCTTTTCAAGGAAGTGCAGACGAAGGACTAGACAGAGCATTCGTACAGTTCGCTGCCAGTGGTAGCTTCTGGGCTTATAGCAGTGAGATGCCTTCGGGGGCCGTAGAGCGTCTTCCGCTTGTGGTTCCTGCTATTGCAAACGTACTACGACAAGATGGCACCGCTGGGCTTGTTGGAGAGACCGACGCAAATTCATCTGAGTTTGTGTACTTGAATTTGGTGATACCTTTGGGCACGCCGTTGGGCTCCTACGGGGTATGTGGATCTGGGCTGCTGAGGCTTGGATTAACTTTTAACTATTGGTGCAACGACTTCATTTTGGAGTTCGGAGACAATGGTTAGTGTATTATTTGCTGGGCCATCCCGGTCCATTCGACGTTCGAAAAACATGTAGGAGGTAAGCTATGGCTACTTTTAACGCTACTAGCAGCACGAACAACGCAAACCAAGTCCTTTGGGGCTGGAGCACTAAGCTCGTATGGCACACCGACCGCAAGGTCACTGGTGCTGCTCGCGGTGCGGAAGTCCAGGCTGTAGAGAATCTTGGTGTTGGTGTTGCAAGTGGGGATCCTTTCACTTTACTAACGTAATCTGATTGATTCCTGACAAAATAAGGGCTGTCATCCGTTTCTGGATGACAGCCCTTAGTTTATTATTAGATGGAACGTAGCCAAGTGGTTTAGTTCCAGGAGTAAGGATAAATGGTAAAAGCAAGCTTTGAGCATGAAGGCAATTCTGGCCTTCTAACGGTTGTAACACACTTCAACAAAACCATCGAGATTGCGTGCGAGAAACGGGACGACGAAAAGTTCCGTCTAGGCGGCACAGCGATCAACGAGGTTATTGTTTATGAAGGGCTCATGCTTCGTATGCCTGAAGACCCGCTCTCTGCTCATTTTAGAGCATTTCGTTCAGAAGAAGTTTACTTTGAGAGCACTGGTGTTCTGTCTCCGGAAGAATGGGACGCAGCCGACCTACACTGTTATGTGACTGAATATTACAGTCTTGATATGGAAGGTAAGGCTCCTGGCTGGTTTGTCAGCAAGGCTCCGATTAGCGATTCTCATTATCTGTTTGTCAATATGGATATAACAGACGGTGGTGGCAACGTGGTTAAGCGGTATAGAATTTCTCCATTTACCGGAGAGTATAAAGTGATGGAGGGACTACATGCCCAACCTAATTAATGATGGCTCCCTTGTAGGATTCTGGCCTCTACACGAACCGAGTGGAGCACCGTTTTTCAAGAATTATTCGCCCGCATACGCGAAGTATCCCAGTGGTATTTCGTTTGATATGCAAGTGGTTACTGCCGCCAGTGTTGCAAGAGAAGAACAGTCGTCGTTTTGGCCCGGAGGCATAGAGTTCATGAATCCCGAATCTGGTACTTTGATTCGTGGGTATAGTGTCGGTGGTCACTGGAAAACCAATATTGATTCATCGCCCTTTAGTAAATATCTAGCCATGGGCGGTGGCGGTAGACAACAATCAGAACAATGTTTGTCATTGCCTATTGCGAATAGTGGATTCACTGTTGGCGTTTGGGCGTATCCTAATAGTGATGGTTATGCCGTTGATGCAACGACATTTACTTCAACTGCATCAAACCTAAGTGCTAATAACACATGGTCTGTAGCGATGGCGAGAGCCCACGCTCTTATTGGACAATTTTCAGCATATACCAATATTGGTGGTTGGTATATGGGGGTATCTGGTCTTTTGGATCATGGTGCTCAATATAACAATCATGCTGGTGAAGGATTGGGTGCTTATGTTTCCATGACAAAAGCCAGTAACTCTGCTCCAGATTTACTTCTGGAAGTTCCTATTGAGTCGGGTCGTTATACTCACTTAACGATGTCGTATCGTCGCGATCCTGCTGGGGGATCAGTTCATCAATTAGTTCTCTACAAAGACGGTCGTGTTGCGGCTAGTGGTACAACTAATGATAATTTATCGTTATCAAACACTAATCTTATCAGTAGCACTAATAGTCGTGCGTTAGCTATTGGTGCATGTGACCCAGAAGTAACAACAGGTTTTGCTAATCACTATGACAATACAAGTGGTTGGAATAATTTAGTCTCTGGTGTTTATCACTTCCGTCGTGTCTTAGACGAAGGTGAAATTCTGGATATGCATGAACGTGGTGGTCTTGCTTTTGAAGAAGCTCTTGTGCTTCCTACAGAAGAGGTTACGTTAACTGATCCTGATTTAGTGGCATATTATCCTGTGTTTGAAACGCTGTATGGTGACGTTAGCATGCATCACAGGCCGCTAATTAGTAACTTTGACATGGGATATGCTGGTCTAGGAACAGTACCTACCACTGGTCCGTTTGGTGGTGGCAGCATCTATAACGATAGTGCAAATGACTCTATTGTTCATGCTGCCAATAGTGGCGTATGTTACGATCTTCTAAGTAACGGTAGTTGGACTATTGGCCTAAATGTTTCTACTCTTAATGGTTCTACTAGAGAATCAAACATGTTGTTCTCTTGGGGTTCCGTAACAGCAGAAGAGACTTCGGCTTTACCTGTTACTCATCCATTGAGTAGTAATACAGCGGGCATTTGTTGCACGTCTAGTGGAGTTACTAATCAACACCGTCACGTTATTGAGATATATTCAATTGGATCGGAATCTGATACTCCGTCCATTCTTGTATTTAACATTGATGGCTTTAAAGAGTTTTATGATGGGGCCGTTAGCCATTTAAGCCTTGCGTATGATGACAGCACAAAGGGTGTAGCCGCATATCTGAATGGCGTACAACAAGGTAGTGGTACATTACCGCACTCGTTAACAGATCAGTTAATGCGTGTCACTGGTAGTGGGTATCCGCTATTATTTGGCAATGGTGTTCAAGATACAATTCTTGACAATTCTACTCGTGGAGTACATGACAACGCTAGTACTGATGCTTCCCTTGGACAAATGTTCATGGTCAAAAGAGCTTTGTTGCCAGCAGAAATACGTGCTATTGCTACAAGTGGAATTGACTTTACGCCTATTTATCGTTCTCATCATGATACGAGATTGGTTGGGTATTGGCCAGCTAGTGATTTCAAGATGGGCGATATCATTGTATCTGATCAAGCACGCTGTTGGAAAGAAGTGCCGGGTGATCTGGTTCGTGGTGATGCTTTTGCTAAGCAAGACCGTTGGTATGGTCGTGACTTGACAACCAACAGTACAAACATTTGGTACAACAACGGTGTTGCAAGATATGACCAATTTGGCATTAGGGATCTTCCGCCCGAATTAGCTAGTGAAGGTAATCTTGGTATTACTTCTGGTACATATACAGTTAGAGGTGGCAGTGCTGGTACGGCAGACGTTCCGGACGCCAATGATGTTCAGTCGTCTATTGGTAACGTATCGTCTAGACATAAAGCTAACTTTGAAAGACGTAACGGAACCCTGGTAAAACCTCAAAGTCAGCTTAATGAATTTGTACTATCGTATGAAGTAACTCCCAGTGGCGACATTCCCGCAACTGTTGTTGGTCTTAATAGTATCGCTGGGGGTCCAGCACATAATTCTTTACTACACATGTATGGTGTAGATGGTGGCAGTGATACCAGATCATACCTAACCACACTAGAAGCCGGATCTGGTTCTGGCGTAAGCTTGGTGTGGTTAGGAGAGGATGCTACTCCGTTAGTGTCTGGCAACTTGCCGTATGGTGTACCTAGTCGTGTATTACTACATGGTAAATTTGACATACCTAATCAAACAAATACGCCATTTAATACTGCGGGTGCTGCCCCCTACAGTGTTAGTTTGTGGATTGACGGCGAGTTGATCCATAGACGCCATATGACTGCTAGTTCTGCTGCACTATGGAGTGCAAGTGTTCCAATTGACTTAACGCCCATGTTGTCGTTTGGTGGTATTGTTGGTAACACGCTTAGTTATACAACTCAGTTTACTAATCTAGATAGTGGCTTAGGTGACATTTATCTACGCAACATGTTTATGATGCGTGGTGTGTTTTTTAAAGATGAAATTGAAGCACTAGCGACTAGCGGCATTCAAACAAAAACCATTAGTGGATTTTCTAATCAGCAGCCAACGACACAGGTTAGTATTGCTGACTCTAATCTCGTAGGATACTATAGATTCAATGGTTTTGCTGGTGGAGGTTCTGGAACATCAGATCTTAGCTTGAATGCCAATCATCTATTTGGAGCACAGCAGAGTCTATATGAAAACAGTCCAGGTACCGCTAACGAGGGTGCCGCCAATCTTCGTGTGATTGCGGGACCGTTAGCACAATCTGATCTTGGTATTCAGTGTAGTGGATTTACATACCACGATGATAATCCACCCACAACTTCATCTCCTCACAATATGCCGCCTTTCATGGCGTCAGGCACTAGGTTTAATTCACCAGATAGTAGTTTTTCAGTTGGTTTCTTTTATATCAAGAAGAACGACGTAGCAGCTAGTCACTTTGATGCTATTGTTTCTTATGGTACAACTCCTGGTGGGCTGAGTGCTGATACTGGCACAGACGTTAACTTTGGATGGATGATTGGCCAGGACTCGTCAGAAAATATGAAGATGGTTATTTCTCTAGATGGAAATATGTATCTTGATAACTCTAGTAATGCCGCTCAAGCTGGTCAGCTTGTTGTGGGTACTTTTGGAGAAGGCGGTTCTCTTTATGAAGACTTCAGACAATGGGAACAGTATCGTGCTGGTCACCATCAGATGCCCCGTCTTGACTCATGGAGTCACTATTGTTGGGTGTACGATTCAGACGCAAGAATAGTTAATCATTATGTCAATGGTACATTGATTGACTTTAAGGCAATGAAGGACGGGAAGAACCCGCAGATTCCTGCTGAAGAAGCTCGTTACTTAACGTTCATGCAGCACACGTCTGATCCGTGGGTAAATGCCGCAACGGTTTGTCATGACCAAGTGGGCGTTATGACTGATTTCTTCTATTTTGATGATGCATTAACAGAAGAAGAAGTTAGGTATATTTCACGAAACGGTATTGATAGTGCTACTGGTACAGTGACCAGTGGCGTTATTGGTGGCTATGTGCGTGGTCAAGACACTGGATCTGGTATCGTTGGCGGCTTTACTCGTGGTCAAGATACTGGCTCTGGCTTATTCGGTGGTTTCATGCCTGGTGGCGTTGAGAGTAGTGGTCTGTTCGGTGGTTATGTGTCTGGTGTTGTCTTTGGTGATGGTACTGTTGGTGGTTGGATTCGTGGTCTAGATGACGTATCTGGTATCATGGGTGGCTACATGCTCGGCGTTGATGTTGGATCAGGTTCTATCGCTGGTTACATTCGTGGTCAAGAGGTTGGATCGGGTCACTTTGGCGGAATGATCTTTGCCTCTGAGGTGTCTAGTGGTGTCCTTGGTGGACTTATGTTCGCGTCTGACCAAGCCAGTGGAGTCTTTGGTGGCTTCATGCTAGGTGGTCTACAGAGTAACTTTGAGTTTGACGCTGGATTCACTGTTGACGTACTGGCAGCAAAAGACTTTGATGCACAGCTTGAAATTGCGAAAACGGTTGCCTCGGACTTTGATGCTAAGGTTGTCATTTTCCAAGACGAGATACCTCCTCTAGTAGACATCATCATTCCCGATGCGTCTGTTAGTGGTTTGGTTCCTCCGTTCAATCAGTACTTCATTGCCAAGGCTTCTGGTCAACAAGGCAAGACTATCAATTCTACTAAGTGGACGTTTGGTGACTTTACCCCGACTGAAACGGTTGCGGAAAGTGGTGCTGGGTGTTATCCCGTTCAGCACATGTATGCGTCTAGTGGATTCTTCATTGCGAAGTTTGAAGCCATTGATTCTGATGGCATGCACTCTTCTGCTACAAGAATCATCAGTGCCGCGTCTGGTATTGATCCGGTTCTGATTAGTCTGTCTGGTGTACCTCGTTCTGGTAATGCTGGCTTGATTGTTGATTTCGATACGGATATCAATATCCTGCCGCCTGGAGTAAGTGTCTCAACTCAGTTGCTCCACTTCGATGATGGACAGACGACTATTGCATTTAGCCCGACACACAACTATACGCAACCTGGAACGTACAAGCCGATCTGGTGTGTACGAGACTCGCGTGGTGTGATCTGGTGTGACAGCCTGGAGGCAGGTAATGACTTCCTCGAAAGTGGAGGGGCGTAAGGTATGAGTATTATTGTTTCAGACGGCATTGTTGTTAGTGGTGTAGGTGTACCCCTTAACGGCATCGAGTGGCCCTCTGGTCAGTTCGGCAGCAACGAACCAGGATCGCAGCTATGTGCGTTCCTGTCGTCGGTGAATGCCACATTTGGTTTCAATCTAACACCGCACTCGTTCCAGACGGAATGGGTGCCGTGTGGAGATCCGTGTACATTCCACGGTGCTTCCGGCCAACTGCCAGATATCGGGCACTCTCTAGAACTCTTCGTAGGTGATTTCTTTTTTCGAGGAAAGGTTACTCACTCTGATTATACAGCTAGCACTGGTGGTACCATTGTCAGTGTTACAGTAGAAGACAATAGACACGAACTGAGACGAGTCAAGATTCATACGGAAGACCTAGGGGAAGATGCACCCAGTGGTGTTGTGTCTGTAGCTAGAGGGTATCGAGTAGTCAATGGTCTAACTGATGTTGGCGGTGACCCTAACGATCCTAACATTAAAGAGTATCGTCGTATCTTACAGTTCGGTGCTACATACAGTCAGGTTTTAGAGGCTATTGACCTACATTTCAATGAGGGCAAGTGCTCTGTTCCCGTGTCTGATCTGCCTACAGTGGAGCAGCTTGAAAAGAACATTGGCGGTAGTGTTGAGGCCCTTCGTTTCCAGTTTAACTTAACGCAATTGGACGAGGTGTTATCTCGTATCCTTCTAGATACTGGCTATGATTGGTACTGGAGTATGGATGCTCAGCGTATCAACCTGATCAATAAGAAAACAACGTTTGATATCAGTGAGTCAGACATCCTTGATCTGGTATCTGAGTTTGGTAGTACCAGTGGATTGAATGAAACAAAGCAGCTTGGTTTTGGCCAGGATGTTGTACCTGACCCTACACGCTTCCGTGTCTTGGGTGGTCACCAAGAAGGCTTCATCAACTCGCATCTGTTAAGTCCTATTGATGGTCTTGACACGTTGGCCTTAGATAATATTATTGACGTAGACAGCACGCAAGATGGCGTGGTGTTTGAGCCAGCATGGAACAAGCTAACTGTTGGCTTCTATGATGCTGACGGTTTCTACCGTACGTATATCCCTCAGGAAAAAGAACTACAGCTTGCCTTGGCGGGTATTGAACAGTGGACATACTACAAGATTTATCAAACAACGAGTCCGCTCAGTGATCCTGCTGGTTATGGTTTCACGTCTGATGCTGGGTCTATTGCTGCCCAACATTCATCATTTCAAAGTCGTTTCGATCCGGTGATGCCGTTGGCTGGTCTAGCGACTGGTGCTGCTGAGTCTGGCATTCGTGTTATCAACAACCGTAGAGACGAAGAACAGAACTGGGTACTGTCTTTTTATGCAAGACTACGTGATCATGCATCTAGACATTACGGTCGTTCGTATGTTCTTGAAGGACTGTTGTTTGACGATGCCGAAGGACTGTACAATCTCGTTGGTGCCGCATGGGCTAACGTCGAGAACCAAGTAGAGGGATTCACCTTGTCTCCTTCTGGTACTGTAGGATCCAGTGGTGTTTTCGTTGAAGACTACGAGATCAATAGAGACCTGGGTCCGGTCAGTCCGTTTATCACTGATGACTTCCGTGTCAGTGCTCACTGTCGTTTGCCATCCGATACGGTCTATGGACCACAGGGCGATAGTAACCCTGCTGGTTTTGGCAACTGGACAGAAGACGCACCTCCGTTTAACCCTACCGGAGATGGTAGCCACTATATTCCTGTAGAGTTGACTATCGTGGGTAACCGCGTTATCAATCCTCGCAGCGACGAACTATACTCTTTTGAAGACTATCCTGAAGGAACCATTTGGTGTCAATTACCCATCAACGCTGGAGCCTCTGGCGGTCTGTCGATTGACAACACAATTTCTTCACTGGCCACACTAGTAACTACTAACGCAAAGCTAGACGCTGAGACAACACTAGACATCATCAACCCTGCGGTTGTTCTTAATGTTTACAGTGCTCTATCCGGCGTAGCTATTCCTGTGCAGGCTCGTAATCGTTATGGACAGTCTTACCCGAGTCAGTGGGTACTAGGCGACCTTCATTACGAGCGTGACGAAGATGTACAATTAGACGATCAGTTTGTGCCTTGGGCATTCTCTCCTGTGGGTGATGAAACGTCTCTACAGGTTATGACTGATCGTGCAGTCCGCAGAGCTGAGGGCAAAATTGTTCCCAAGAGTTCCTCACGCTATGCCGACTTCAATCAGGTTGGATTGCCGCTTCTGTCGTTTGATGCTTTTGCCGAACAAGGCATTGGTCCTTCGGGATCATATGGAGAGATCAGTCACGGCGTGAGCGAAACCAATATCTCATTTGGCACCGAGGGATTCCTGACTAGATACAAGATCCAGTCGTACTTCCCGAAGTTCGGTCGTGAGGCTCCGCTAGGTGAACGTGTGCGTGCTGTCCTGAATGGTATTCTGAATCCCATTGACTTCAGCGACTTGGCACTACTCAATCCTAACCCTGGACCTCCGACCAATCCAACCCTTCCGGGTGATCCGTTTGTTCCGCCGCTGTTCTTTGATCGCGAAGAACGAGCAGTTCGCGTCACGATTACTGAAGTGAACAATGTATTTACTCTTTCTAGCACTGCTGGAAGTGAAGTAGACGAACGTTATAGAGGTATCGATCAAAACCTATATACGAAACCATCACCTAATGCTGGTGCTAATGTTGATTTCCAAGAAGGTGCGATTTGCATTGACGGCTTCTTGAACATTAACGATGAGGCCATGTATCATACAGACGAGTTTGAGCTACCCGGAGGGAATACTATCCTCAGGTACTTTACTCAAGGTCGTCCGTTTGGTAACGGTACGATTGTTGAAGTTGAACGCACTAACGTAGCTGACAGTACTACGTATGATGTTACGATTGTTGACCCTACTGCTTTAGCAGAAGGAACAGAGCGTGCTGTATTTGGCGTTGAGGTTCTCAATGGCTCTGTCGCCGTAGGCGACAAGACCACTCTTGCCGTGCAGGGGGATGCACCAGTTTCTCCTGGCACAAACAACGGCACAATTTTCATTAATGGTACTGTTTCTGATTCCGCTGGTGTTACTCCGGTTGAAATTGTGTCTGTTTCGAGTATTGGTACAGCTAATGCAAAAGCGACATGCAAACAGTTAGATTCCTTAGGGTGCCTTGCGTCGTCTGGCACAACATACACAGATGTTATCCCTATCCCCTTTAGGCAGTTTGCTTCGTCTGGAGATCGAGGCTTCTTGGCTAGTGCCGTTGTACCTAGTGGTGGCTTTGGTGCCAGTGCAACCGTTAGCTTCATTGAGATCGTGAAGCCTGCCTTCTTCCGCCACAGTTAATCAAATGGTATTAGAATCAGGAATATTACCTTACGACTATGACGCTGGTCGTGGACCCTTCAGGGTTGAGACTCCATCTTGTAATGGTTCACCTATTGGTCTATCTGGTACTTTACTAGAGCAAGCACAGTTTGCTGTGACGGCAGAACTTCGTCGTTGGCGAGGTAATGATGATCCATCTGCTCTGAGTGATTTTAACGTCTATCGACACGAGGACTCTCCCGCTAGTGGGCCGTATGAACCCACTACAAGTGGTGCTAATCTTGCATCAAGTTCTAATCCCGGCAGCATGATTTTTGTTGATCATATTCTTGAGACAAGAGCTGCCATGGAGGATATTTTTGAGTACATGGCTTATGATTCTTCGTATAATGAAGAACAGATGTTGACTTCTTGGTTGAGTGCGTTATACCCGAATAACCCAAGTGGTCAACTTGGTTTTTATACACACAGATCTCCTTCTGCTGTTGGTGCTATCACTGAGATTTCAGATGAAGTACTTGGGTCTTCTGGCGTACTGTATGACGTGGACATTGGAGAGGTTATGTATAATCCTTTCCCGCATATTGGTCAACACTCTTACGGTAACGCTCACGGTACTGGTCCTGCTGGTGAGAACGCTGTTTTTGATATTAGAATCGAACCGTTTTTCCCTGCGTTTCAAAAAACAAACGGTACGCTAATTGGCTTAAATGGTCGTGAGCCTGACCCTATCAATGTTGATAACAATGGGGGAGCAATTTACGACGTTGATCCCATATCGTCTGGCACTGTACGTTTAGATGGTTACATGCTGACGGGAAACTCCGAATACTATCTTGGTCGTAACGGAAACAATTTTGATCGAGTAGAAGACTTTACGCCGTTTGCGGACAGTACACGTAGTCCGGATGTTTTTGCAGAGCGTGGCATGTCAACGACTCGTGAATACCTAACTCCCACGACAGAAGGGTCTGGTATTTATCGTGTTGCTGTTAGAAATCCTCGTTCGGTATTTCCAAACACCACTATTGAATCGGGTGTTACTAGCTTCTGGCCTACGTTTGAAGACTATTGGCCTTCTGGCCAAAATAGTTCTGCTGGCAATCTCAACTTAGGATACGAAGTTTTTGATGATGCTCTTTGGATGACCGACATTCCGTTTGCTGGTGCTACCAATGTATCTCGTTATCCATCAGGTCTTGCTGTGTTGTCTCCGTTTACAGGACATCGTATGTGGACGAGATTTGCCGAATTAGTTAATGAAACTCATGCGACTCTTGGTAAGGAAAACAATTGGCCATTACAGACGGGATTAGAATATCCTAGTAGTAATACGGTCATCAGAATATCTGAAGAGTTTGAGTTTATGGAACATCCAGATGGTAGTTTCATGAACGCTGCTTCTGGACGTATTGCTTTTATTGAGTATGATGATAATCTAGACTATGTGGACACTCACATGTCTACTAGTACTACTACCGTAGGCATTCCAGATTTTTTCCCAACAGGTGGAACAACTACCACTGACCTTCGTGACATGTGTTTTGATGGAACCTTTTATTGGGTTACTAACGGACAGCATGTTGGTTTCGACTTGTGGAAATTCGATGATACGTTTTCTTTTATTGATAAGTATAACAACAGACCAGCCGCTTGGGTTGGTCCCCATACACTGTTTGGATTAAGTAGATGGAGTGTTGGTGCTATCGGTGGATCTCCATATGTATATCACGGATACTCTGGTGTTAGTTTGTCTTTGTCTGGTCCTATTACACAAAGCGGTATATTCCCTTTAGAGAATTTCACAGGAAGTCCTGGTGATCCAGGAGAACATGCTGCTGGTGGGTTTGACCTTGGGCAACGTAAAGACATTGATGGTGCGGCATTCTTTGGATTCCAGAGGTTTGCCAGAATCATGGACTTGTACGAAGTCACCAACGGCACGCACACGCCCAATGGTGTTTATGCAATCGTTAGATGGAACAATGATTTTTCTGTATTGAGTGATGGTATTATTGCCTTGGTACGCATTGAAGAAGAACCAAACAGGTGGGCCGTAAAGGCGGCTTACAAACTGTCAAATAGTTCAAACGGTTTTTTCCCAGGTGACCCACAGCGAATGGAGATCTTTCACAAAGACATCTAGTGTACTCTTTAAAGACGTTGGTATTAGCCATAGTCTATGTCTCGGGGCTGTGTTCCGTTTAAAGGATAACTGCTTCTTGAAAAGGAACAAATACAATGGTATCAGGAATTAGATTTTTCGGTGGATCCGGAACAATGGGTCAATTGACCACGGGGCGTCTCACGCCAGCAGCATATTACGCTTCGGCGGATACATTGCCAGTTGATCGTGCTCGTCCCAATTTGGAGATTTTCCAAATGGAAGCAGGGGCAGATGGTAGCCCCAACCGCTTAGGTTTCTTTGGTGCTAATGGTGCTCCAAACAGTGCGGTTATTGTTGGACAATATCAAGACTCGACGTTCAGGACTGACGCTCTAGGTGCTGATCTTGGTCGAATGATCAATGCAAAATACACTGGTGCTAGCTCGGTAGAACACTCAGGAGTTGCATATACGGCTGGAACGTTTGTGGATATTCCGTCTGAGTCTGGTACTCTCCTGTGTCGCTTTGTGGAGCCTAATGGAACGGCAGTCATCACACAAACGGCAACGTTCCGTGCAGTAGATTTTACTGCTGCTTCTGGCGTACCGGATATCTCGGATCTGGCTACCGGAATCACGATTCAGGCTGCTCAGTTAGCAGATACCGATGGTTACGCTGGTGCTACGGCATGGTCAGAAATTTCTGACGGTGGTGCCGCATTGAGTCTTCAAGACCAGAGTGCCGAGGCAAACGTACACGATTTCCACCTGATGTTAAGTGGTACACCAACCACTGCTGGTCGAAAGACTAACTTCGGGTACCTTGTCCAGCTTGAGTTCCTGTAAGAGTTATTTAGTTCATAACATGAGGTCACAAGTTTCAACTTGTGGCCTCTTTTTTGTTTCCACTCGTACGTTTTCGCGTATAATGTGTGTACCCATCCGTTGTGCTGGATAGTCCACCTACGGTTTTGGAAGAAACATGACATTAGCATTTAGCTCGAAACACCCTCACGTCCCCAATCCCAAGAGTGATCCGAACGCAAGCCGTTGGATAGCCTCTCTGTCAGACGGAACCACCGTCTTTGAAGACCTCACGCCCGGTGCTAGATCTGCGTGGATGCGTCTTAGGGATTACATCGAGGTCCACAAGCTCAAGGTCACGAACCTGAGACTTGAGGCGTATGGCCGCAATGTTGTACTGGTTCCGTATAAAGACGGAGAAGGGAACGCTCAGGTTAATGGCTACTGGCACAGTAAGCAGATCAATGCCCTACTACACACGAGCGGCGTAACCGAAACAGAGTGTCGTGGTATTGGTATTTTGAAGGGAAAAGAAATCTGGATCACCTGGGTACAAGAACAGGGGACAACCAGACAAGAAGTTAGAGAATACAAGTCTGGCGACAAAGCGGTCATTGTCAATGATCCCTCGGTATGAAGTACCCTTCTCTTACTACTCCGGACGTTGAGCACGACGGGGCCAACCTACTCGCAGAATTCATTTGGTTGAATCGCGACATTCGTGCTGACATTTACCCGTGGCGAGGTCATAATGGTAAGGAGTGGGGACGGCTAGTTGCTGCTTTGAAAAAACTAATGGGGGATTCCTATGGTTTATCAGCAGGACAACTGGCCTTTTACATTTGGAAATGTAAGCCGCACCACATCAGCCCACAGCAGTTCGCCAAGATGGCAGTTGTTGCCCGTCAGCTTTTCGAGTCATACGACTTGGAGCAAGTATCACGATTCTACACAGACTGGCAAAAGGAACTCGCCTCGTCCGGTCTTGAAAAAGTTAAGTACAAAGAAGCAAAACCGAAAACACTGTTTTCATTTTTGAGAGAACTAGAGAATGGCAAAGCGTAAGAAACCTGGACTGAACATTGATATCGGGGAGCAGACGACTCCCACCTTTGGCTTTTTCAAGCAGGAGGTAGAACAAGATGGCGTACAAGCCATGTCGGCAGAGGAGGTTGGTGATCCCAATCCTAATCGTAGTGGGTCATATAACTTAGACTACGATTTAGCTGTGCCATTTCCTGAGGGGCGTATCACCGAGATCTTCGGTGCAGAGGGAACCTGCAAGACAACGTTGTCACTAGAGGTAGCTGGTCGTGCTATCCAGGCTGGCAAGACTGTACTATATGTCAACATGGAGAGAAACCTGAACCTATCTCTTATGCGGACGGTTCGAACGCTTCGTCCCTATCTTGATATTGCCGTTGAGCACGCAACAGCCCTGGCCGCTGGCAAGAAGTCTCCGCATCCCGAATGTCCCCTATGGATCGTCAATGCTTCCAATGGTGAGCAGGCTTTTGAAGCAATGCGTAAGTTTGCCGGTATGGTTCCTAACGGAGTGGCCATCCTAGACTCTATCGACGCCGCTCAACCGCAGTCAGTGATGGCTGGAGAGATCGGTGACTCTACCGTGGGCAAGCTGGCCAAGCTCATGTCTGATGCCATGCGTAAGCTCATCGGTGTGTCTGAGCAAAACAAGGTCGCCCTCGTGTTCGTCAATCAGATCCGCGATAAGATCACCATGTATGGTGACCCTACGGATACCCCTGGCGGCTATGCTCTTAAGTTCTATGCTTCGCAGCGTATCCGACTCTTCACGCCCCGCAAGACCGATTGGATCCTGGACTCTGACAAGGAGCGTATCGGCAGCCTAATCAGATACAAGGTAATCAAAAACAAGGTAGCCCCCGATGGTAACGAAGGTGTGTTCCCTATCCTTTTCAAGAACGGTATTTTCCGCGAGCAGGAACTTGTGACTCAGGCGTGCAACTTTGGTGTCCTGCGTATGGGTGGCAAAGGTGGCAAGCAAGTCTTCCTGCCTAAGATCGACCGTGACACTGGTGAGTACATTATGGATGGCGAGGAAATCGCCTCCACTTGTATGAGTCAGTTCAATGCTGCTCGCAGACTCTTGATGGACAGTGTACTATTCAACAAGCTGGACGCAGAAGTACAAAGCTTATTCATTCCTGGTGGACATGATCCCATTGAAGATCTAGTAGATGAAATTCAAGACGCTTAATGGCCGCGAGATTCGTATGGAGATTCTACCCGAAAGGTATCCCGTACGGACACGCGAACAGTGCAAGTCGGCTGGGCAGTACATGCTCGGTCGCTTGCTACGTAGCATCTATGGTTTTCACGCATTGATTTTGGAAGAGTTTCCTCTACCGGAAGAACGACTTTACTTAGATTTTTTCATGCCGCATAACAAACTGGGCTTTGAGTATCAAGGCATACAACACGATAAGTTTGTTAAGCTATTCCACAGTGACAAGAAAGGGTTTGAAAAATCTAAGGCACGAGACGCCAGAAAGAGACTCTGGTGCGAGACAAACGAAATTACATTAATCGAAGTACGTGGTAACGTGTCTGTCGAAGAACTACAAAAACTAATCGAAGAAGCACGAAATGAGTAACGTTGCAGCAGAGAAGATATTCCTAGCAGGAGTTGTACAGCATCCAGACAAGCTGTTTGAGTTTGTTGAATATCTTGGAGAGGAAGACTTTCAACATACGGCTACCCGTATGACCTTTGAGGCACTACGGTCTCTGGTTATTGATAAAGAAGCTCAGAAGGTCACGAAGGCCAAGCTTGTGGCGGAAGCTAAAGCATTGGGTCATCATAACTACTTGTCTGCCACGAGGAACGGTGAGTGGATTGATGAACTGATTGCCGAAGAAGTGAGCATTGGTGAGGTTGACAATCATTTTCTTGAGGTCAAGAGACAGGCACTCAAGGACCAATATACTCAAGCCTTTGTTGAGCAAAGAGACTATCTATCAGCGACCAACGATTCGTTGTCAGTGATGATTGGTAAGGTTGAAAACGCCATCATCAGTAAGGTCAATATTATCGACAAGGGCGAACACGCCATTGAAGATATTCGTGAAGGGTTTGAAGAGTTCATTAATACTCTTGCTGATGACCCTGGACATATGGGGCTTGATCTAGGTTATCCTTTGTGGCAAGAGTGTATCGGTCAACTGAGAAATGGCTCTATGACATTCTTGGTTGGTACTACTGGCAGTGGTAAGTCTCAGTTTGGTATGCGTGCCGCTGTCACCGCTGCACGCAAGGGGCTACCAGTTCTTTATCTTGATAGCGAGCTAAGCAAGCAAGACCAGTGGGTGCGTATTGCAGCCATGGTTGCTAGGGTTCCGTCAGAGTATATTGAAACTGGTTTCTGGCGTATGTCAGAAAAAGAACTAATTGATAACAACGTCACAGATCCGAAGATTCGTGATGAGATCATGGCTCATGGTCGCAAGCTTAAAGAGCCGCGTCTTTGGGAAGCAGTGAAGAAGATGCCTATTTTCTATCAGTCGATTAGTGGTCTCAGCGTTCCTGACGTGCTACCGCATATCAGAAGGTGGCTACTGACCCACGTTAAGCCCGACCGTGATACTCGTGTACCGCAGTGCTTGATTGTGTATGACTATATCAAGCTGGCTATGACCAACGAGATTAGTCGTGGTGTCCTGCAAGAATGGCAACAGAATGGTTTACACATTGCGGCGTTGCATGACTTTATCAACAAGTACAATGTGCCGCTTATTGGGTTTGGCCAAACTAACAACGAATTGATCTCTGGAATCAAGGCTGTCGCTGGTGGTAAACGCATCAGTGAGAACGTAGATTCTGTCAGTTACCTCAAAAGAAAGACTGACGCTGAACGTGCTGACGATGGCAACGGTACTCACAAGATGGAGAACTTTAAGTCTAGGTTTGGCAAAGGACTATGGGGTAGTTACATTAATTACAACGCAGACCTTAGTTGTGGTTATTTCGAAGAACTGGAGATTGGTCATGTAACACCTCCTCAACAAGATAGTGACGACGATGACGACGACGAATGAAAAGAAGCAAACGATTCGTAACCATGCGAATCGCAACATTACTTATCTGCTAGACAGACTAGAGATTGAGTTTGATGATCGTGGAGACGGTCTAATTCAATCTACGTGTCAGTGCATGCAGCACGGGGGAGACCGTAACAACGTGACGGCATGGAGTTGGCGAACCGATCTTGGTAAATGGGTATGTTGGACGCATCACTGTGAGGAGAGTCGTGGCAATGATATCTTCGGCTTAGTGAGTAGTGTTAAAGGTATCAACTTTCGTGAGACCGTTGAATGGATTACCACACAGCTTGAGAACAAAAACGTGGACCTTGATGAGAAGGTATCTGATCCAATCAATATTCATCGTGGTAACAAGTTACACATTCATGAACCGCTAAAAGAGGATAACCTAAAGTTCCTCATGCCGGATCCTCAGTATCTACTGAATCGTGAGTTTGATCTAGAATCATTGCGTAAATACGAGGTTGGCCTTTGGAGTCGTCTTGGTACGTACATGCATGATCGTGTCGTGTTCCCTGTTAGAGATCACGAAGGTCACTTGATTGGATATACAGGACGTACCATTCATACTCCTGAGTATTTCAAGCAGCGTGACCTCAAGTACATGAAGTGGGTACATGGTCGCCATTACAACAGATGGCCTCAGCGTGGAGACTTGTTTACTAGCTCCATTCTGTATAACCTACATAATGCTAAACGATACTTGGGCATGAGCAAAAAGCTCATTCTGGTTGAAGGACCGCTAGATGGTATGAAGTTGGATGAAGCGGGGATCCACAACTGGGTTGCCACACTTGGTACTAGCTTCTGTCATGCTCACAGAACACTACTAATCAAGTATGGTGTTACGGATCTGTATGTTGCGTACGACAATGATGATCCTGCTAAATACAAGAGTGGAGAAAGCCCCGGTGAAAAAGGATGGGAACGCATGGAGCGTATTGTTGGTGACCTTTTTCAGTTGCACAGGGTTCTCCTGCCACACGATAAAGACTGTGGCGATCTAAGCACAACTTTACTTCAAGAAATTTTTAAAGGTATCTCATGTTAAAACTCAAGTCCATTTCACCCTCACGCATCAAAACTTTTGAGATGTGTAAGTTTAAGTATTGGTTAACGTACAATACCGATCTTGCACTTAAGACCAACTGGGGTGCTTGTCATGGTTCTCTTATCCATGATGTTTTGGAGCAGTATTCCAATGGTAGTGATCCAGACTGGGTAGCCAGACTGTATCGTGGTTATGGTGGAGTACTAGAAACGCTAGATCGTTACCAGAAGCCAGAGGTCATGGAAAGCCCATTGGTATGGGCTAAAGAAAAAGACTACGCCAACAAGAGACCGCTGTGTGACACATGTCCTTACGCTTCAAAAGAAGATAACACATGTAGCATTTCGCAAAAGCCCCTAGACGCATTGCCGGGTTGTCCTCGCGATCTGTTTGATGGATCAATCAAGATGTGCGAGACACAGATTGAGCGTTACAAAGACATGTGGGATAAGACCCTGCGGAACCCAGAAGGGGAAGTAGTTGGGTACGAGTATGGCTATAGGATTAACATTCCTGGTACAGACGTTCCGATTATTGGTTACATGGACCTTGTGATCGAAGAAGACCCCGAAACCATCCATGTGATTGACTACAAGACCGGCACATGGACACAAGACTACTTGCAGTGTCGTGAAGACATTCAAGTGAAGATGTATTCTCTTGCTTCTCGTCGTGAGTTCATTGACGACATTAGTAACAAGGGTTACAATTACAAGAACGTGATCTTGACGTTTGACTACTTCACTAAGAATCCTATCACTGTAGCATTTACAGAAGAAGAGGATCTAGCGACAGAAGAATGGGTTAAGAACAAGGTAAAAGAGATCGAGTCTACTGCTTATATCGACCGTATCGTTAGAGACAACAGTGACTTTGAAAAGAGGTGGGCTTGGAAGTGTCGTTCGTTATGCGACACTGGCGTTTGTTCTAGTCAATGGAATGGGAAGTTTAAAACATAATGAGAGCACGTATTGGTAAAGATTGGATTGATGCATATTTTGACTATGGTGTAGACCGTACCAATAGACGTATCTTTATGTTTGATGGTGTTGACGAAACATCTATTGGTACAGTTATTAAGGGTCTGTATTACATGAATGCAGAGTCAACGGAAAAGCCTATTGAACTATTCATTGGTTCATTTGGTGGTAGCGAGTACGAAATGTATGCATTGTACGACGTGATCGGTACTCTTCAGGCACCAGTACATATTACTGCTATTGGCAAATGTATGAGTGCTGCACCATTGTTGGTTGCTCGTGGCGAACCAGGACATAGATACGCTACTCCAAACACTTGGTTCATGGTCCATCAGTCGTGGGACGAGTTTGGCATGAAGCGTACGGATGAACTAAAAAAGGACTTAGTTCATTATGATGCAATGGCAAAGAGTTGGTATGCTCTTATGGAAAAGCACACCAGCCAAAAGGCCACGTTCTGGAAGAAGCATTGCGAACAGGTTGGTGACAAATACTTTAGTTCTGAGCAGGCCCTAGAGTGGGGTATCATTGATCACATTTGGGATCAGAAAGACGGAGAAGAGTAATGGCTAAACATATTGTAGTAATAGGCTGCTGGGAGAAGGGTCACGTAACAGAGTTACTGATGACCAAGAAGCAAGAGGAGACGCTTTGTAGAAAGATTGACAAAATGAAAGCCGTCTGTCCCGTGTGTCGTGACGAAGGGGTTGGCAATCAGTCAATCACAATCCTGCGTGGTGAGACACGGTTCACGCTAGATAAGTCGTACCAGTGTCGCCATGGTCACATGACGAACGTGGGGGCATTTTCTAATGGCATGTTACACGTTAAGTCCAGTTCAGGCAGAAGCGATTTCGAGAACATAGAAGGAACCATCGAAGAACTAGAGGAACTGATTGACAAAAAGACGATTTCGTGTCATCATGTAGATGAGAAAGGCCAACAGTGTGGCTGTAAACTCAAACCGATGGACAACTTACAACTAGAGTATCCTGTAGTTACTGGCATTAAGACAAGAACTAGAGTCGGTGACCTTTGGGACAAGGCTGGTGCTGATGTTGTTCGTACTGGTGGCTATGACAAAGATGGTAACCACACTTCGGGTACTGGTCAAGAAGGAAACAAAGCTCGCTTAGAGGCCATGCGAAGACTGAACGCAAAAAATAGCAAGTCTCCTGGTAAGCGAATCACCAAGCCGACGAATAAGATTTACAATCGAAGATCCAGATGACATTTACACACCTGAACGTACATTCTAAAGCTTCTATGCTGTACGGTTCTGCTGACATCAAAAAGATTGTCGCCAGAGCCAAGGAGCTAGGACAGCCCGCCGTAGCACTTACAGACTATTCGAACGTCTTTGAAACGGTAAACTTTTGTCGCGAGGCAGAGGCGGCTGGGGTCAAGCCCATCCTGGGGGCCGACCTGTATTTTTGCGAGGACGCAGAGCAGCTTAGAATCCAGAAAGTACGTCAGGTGTCTCACATCGTTCTACTGGCCGAGAATGAAACCGGCTGGAAGAACATCACGCGGCTGCTATCGCACGCCAACAGTCCGGACTATTTCTTCTACAGTCCCCGCATTGACTTTTCTCTTTTAGAGCAATACAGTGAAGGCGTAATCTGTCTTACGGGCAGTAGTCTTGACGGGGTTGTCTCTTCTCAACTGTATGATAAGGTAGACGAAAGCGGCGAAGTGTATGAGACCGCTGCTCTGTTTAAGGCAGAGGGTTTGATTCGTCGTTTCCTTAAGATCTTTGACAAGGACCACCTGTTCCTGGAAGTACAGGATACTGGTGTTGCAGAGCAGAAGCAGATTAACACTAGGCTTCGTAGTATTGGTACTAAGTATGGTTTGCGTACCGTAGCTACCAACAACGTTCACTACGTTGAGCAGCATGACGCTGAGGCACACAAGACTCTGTTGGAAATGAGTGCCAACAAGTATAGTCGTGCTACATACACTGACTTTATTCCTGAGGAATACTACCTCAAGAGTCGTGATGAAATGGCCGAACTTGGTCTCTTGGAAAGTGAGCTTGATCTTGCTTGTGAGATTGCTGATCGTTGTAACGTTAATCTTGATATCAAGAAACGTCGTTTGCCTAAGTATAAGTTTATCCCCGAAGGAAAAACATCTAATGAATATCTTCGTGAGATTGCTCGTGAAGGGCTAAGTAAACTATCGCAACGCGACATTACTGGTGAGTCTTATCATGATCGACTGGAAAGAGAGCTTACGGACATTGAAGAAATGGGGTTCGCAGACTACTTCCTCATCGTCCACGATGTCATGTCCTGGGTGCATAGCCAAAATATCCTGGTTGGTCGTGGACGTGGTAGTGCGGGTGGTAGCCTTGTTAGTTATGCTTTGGGTATTACTGAGATTGATCCTCTTGAGTATGGTCTCATTTGGGAGCGGTTCCTCAATAAAGGTCGCGGAGGTTTGCCTGATATTGATACTGACGTTCCCCGTTCGAAGCGACAGAAAGTACTTGAGTATATCCGAGAACGGTTCGGTGCAGGTAACGTCGCACAGCTAGTCACCCTTGGTGGCCTTCAAGCTAAGGCTATTCTAAAAGAAGTTTTCAAGGTCTATGACATGCCTTTCGATGAGGCTAATAAGATCACGGCTTTGGTGCCCGCTAAGAACGATGATCACGGTGCTATCAGTCTACAGGAAGCTATCGATACTGTACCAGAGCTTAAGGAGTATTATAACAAGTACACGCCTTGGTTTAAGATTGCCCTAGCACTTGAAGGGTGTTACAAATCAACAGGGATCCACGCGGCTGCGGTCGTGATCTCTGATGTTCCGTTTGACGAGAGTCCATATCCTCTTGCACGGTCGAAGGACGGAAGTCTACTTTTCGGATGGGACATGAACACGGTGGACTCCTTGAGTCTGCTCAAGCTCGATATCCTTGGATTGACCACGTTGGATGATATCCAGGTGACCATGGAGCTTGTCAAGGATCGCCATGATATTAAGCTTTCGCGACAGGCCATGCCGCTAGATGATCCGGTGACCATGGCCATGATTGGCCAAGGCTTTACCGTAGGCGTTTTCCAGATTGAAAAACAACTGGGTCGTACCTGGAGCAAGAACCTACAGCCTGGATCTATTGAAGAGATTTCTGACTTGGTTAGTATCATTCGACCCGGCCCCATGGAAAGTAATATGCATACGGCTTACCGTAGCGTGAAGAACAAGGGTGAAGACCCTGAGTACATTCACCCTATGCTTGAGCCGATCATGTCACCGACATACTCTGCACTCTTGTACCAAGAGCAGGTTATCTATATCTGCCAGCAACTTGCTTGCATGAACTCGGTAGACGCTGACATGGTTCGTAAGGCTATGGGCAAGAAGAAGCCTGAGGAAATGGCCAAATGGCAAGAGGTATTCGTTTCTGGTTGTGCTAAGAATAACATTGACCCTATTACCGCTGAGGAAATTTGGGGATACATTGAGAAGTTTGCTGGATATGGATTCAACAAATCTCACGGTGTAGGCTATGCTCTACTTGCGTACGAAACCGCTTATCTAAAAGCCAACTATACCGTTGAGTTCTTGTGTGCTAAGCTTCGTCACGCAGAGAGTCACCCGGATAAGTTTGAACAAATGGCGGCTCTGACTTTCGATGGTAAATTATTTGACATCGAGGTTACTCCTCCTCGTGTGTCCATGAGCAACAAAGAGTTTGCCGTTGTGGACGACACACATATTGCTTTCGGGCTTACAGCCCTCAAGGGTGTTGGGGTTACTGCTGTCAATGATCTTGTCAAGCTTTGCAAGGACTGCGAAACGTTTGATGATATTCTGTGGAAGTTCAAGACCACCAAGAGTAAAGTCAATGCCGGTGTCATGACTGCACTGATTCGTGGTGGTGCATTCGATGATATCGAAGAACACAGAGTTGAGAGTCAAGCCAAGTTCCGTTTACTAGATGGCCTTACGGTCAAAGAAATGGAAGTTGTTTTAGAGCTTGCTCCTCATCAGCAAGATCCAGATTGGATTCGTATCGTGAGAGCACTTGCCGACGATGACAAGTCCTTACTGGTAAAAGAAAAGTTTAACGTCAAGATTCCGAACGTGCGTCGTCGTGCTGCCATTAGGGGTCTTCTGTCTGACTATGACGGTCGTGAACTATTCGATACCAAGGCACAGCGAGTAGCCTGGGAGCAACATTACCTAGGGATCTCCCTAAGTGGTAGTGAAGCTGATATCTATAAAGCACAAGAAAGTTGCATTGATTTGGTGCGTAGCGGATACCCTGACATGCAGTTCGAGATTGCTGTCTGTGTGGATACGGTACGTGAAATTATTACTAAAAAGGGTGACCCTATGGCGTTTGTGACGGCACGCGACAATACGTACGTCATGGACAACATCGTGGTGTTCCCTAAGACATTTGTAAGATCTAAGACACTTCTAGAAGAAGGTAACGTTCTTAAAATTAGAGGAAAGATGGACGACAGAGGCTCATTGATTGCCGAAAGAGTTGAGAGATTAAGATGACAAAATACGAATACGATTTCGCGAACATAGAACTTGACGAACAACAGCAGGCCATGATAGAGATTGGTGTGGGCAATGTTGCTGCTTTAAATCCTATCATTAGAGACATTTTAAATGAGCGTGCCAAAACAGGATGGGAACCCATGTATCCTTTTTCGGTGCCACAGATCTGGTTCCGTAGAGCTAAGCCGGTACGCAGAAAAACCACAAAAAAGCCTTAACACTTCGGGTAAAAACTGACATAATATGTACGACTACGCAAACGTTCAACTGATGGGTCGAGCCACATCTGATGCCGAACTCGGAAAAGTTGACGAAGAAGGACGAGTTAGTAAAGCTGTTTTTACTCTGGCCCTAAACATCCCCATACGACGTGGAAACCAAACTACTTCACGTACCCTATATCGCCGCGTCATGGCACTTGGTTCTTTTGCCAACTATGTGTCAAACTGTCAAGAAGATGGTGGTCTTAAAGGACGACTCATTAATATACTTGGCGTAATGGACGACGAGCACTGCACAGATGAAGACGAAGAATATTTCCAGGACATCGTTCGAGTTGCCCCCGGTGCTGGATTCATCAAGATCATGGATCGGAGAGCACGAAATGATGGTTGACATGTCCGATGCTGAGGCCGTTGAACTTCTAAACGAATACAGTTCAGTCGTAAAGAAGATAGCACGTTCTGCGTGTTACTCTTCTGCGTCGATAGACTTTGCTGACCTATGTCAGATTGGCGATATTGCTATTTTGAAAGCTATTAAAATGTATGATCCAACGCAAGGTACGACTATCAGATCGTACGTTGCAAAAATCGTACGTCAAGACGTGTTTAATGAAGCGGCTAAATTCCTGGGCGTATTCACGGTGGACCATAGGGTTACTAGTCTAGCAGCAAAAGTCAATAAGTTACACATTAACGACAAGACAGACGAAGAGATTGCTGTCATTCTAACTAAAAACGGTCACCGTAGCTTTGATGCCGATCACATTAAGGATCTACGTATCACCTACAATCGTCGCAAGCATTCAGAGCTACAGTCAGATGACGCTCTGGAAGAAGGGGACGCAAAAGAAAGTACAATCATGACACTACTGAATGATGTCATTGAGGGTAAAACAGAAGAAGTGATTTTAGAGCAAAGACTTATGGGTAACACAACAGCGGAAGACGTAGCTTCTCAGTTGGGTATACACGTAGGACAGTTGTACAAATTGGAGAACGATCTTAAAGTTCGTATTCGGCAAGCCATCAGGGGCGTAATTGAATGAGTAACAAGAAACGTATTTTGTTTATCGGAGAAGCCAGTAATCTTAGTACTGGTTTTTCGACATACTATAGGGAATTGATCCCTAGATTGGTGGCCACAGGGAAATATGAAATCGCTGAGCTTGGTTCGTATGTACGCCAGGACGATCCCAAGGTCCAGGAGTTCATCCAGGGCCGCTGGAAGTTCTATGGCGTAATGCCCACGACCCAGGAAGAGGCTCAAGCCTTCAACGCTCCGAATCCGCACCCTCGCACACGAGGCCAGAACACTAACCAGTTTGGCGAGTACAAGTTCAACCATGTATGTGCTGATTTTAAGCCGGATATCGTTATCGATATCCGTGACTGGTGGATGCTAGAATTCCAAGAGCGAAGTGTGTTTCGCTCTTGGTTTAAGTGGGTTGTGATGCCTACTGTTGACGCTGAACCTCAGGCAGAAGAGTGGATGAAAACCTATGAGAACGCTGAAATGGTTTTGGCGTACTCTGATTATGGTGTTCACACCCTGCGTCGTCAGAGCCAACTGTTGCCTAACGGTAAGAAAAGCGTTAGTATTTTTCCTAAGGCCATGCGTCCTGGTGTTGACCTAGAAACGTTTCTACCCATGGACACCAAGGAGACTCGTGAGCACTGGAATCTAAACAGTGACAACCCTGTCATCGGCACGGTTATGCGTAACCAAAGTCGTAAACTGTATCCTGATCTTATCGATGGCTTTGCCGCGATGAAGGAGAAGTACAAAGGAGAAGACGCTGTTGATAAGGCGGTTCTGTTGATTCATTCTTCGTGGCCGGATAACGCACACTCTTACGATTACCCTAGACACATTATGCGTCTAGAGTCTTACGACTGGATGCCATATGCCAGTAAAGGTATTCGTGGTAGTATCTTGCAGTCCATGTATTGTCACGCATGTCAAGAGCCCTCCGTGACCTTTGCTATGAACCTGTGGGGTAAGCCTACGCAGGACGGTCGCATTAAGTTGCCTTGTCCTCACTGTGGAGCAATTGAAGCTTCTCCTCCGAACACCGCTGGTGGTTTTACAAGAGAAGATCTTGCTAAGCTATATAACCTCATGGATCTTTATGTTCAGTGTTCGATTTGTGAGGGTGACGGAATGCCTATTCAGGAAGCTAAAGCTTGTGGCGTTCCGACTCTAGTAACAGACTACACGGCCATGCGTGAGAAGGGGCGTTTCCCTGACTACAATCATTTTGAAGATCTCAAGATCACTGAGGATAACTACACCTGTACTAAGGGTGGTGACGTTATTGATGTTGGTCGTTATTACCATGAACCAGAAACGGGGTGTATTCGTGCCCACCCAGACGTTGACGATCTTGCCGATAAGATGCGTAACATGATCACTGATCCTGTTAAGCTTAAGGCCCTTGGTGTTGAGGCTCGTGAGTGTACTGAAGAGAATTACGACTGGAATAAACTCTGGAAGCAATGGGAGTACGTTCTTGATAACATCAAGCCGCTAGACCGTTCGCAGACATGGGATAGCCCCATCGCTCAACATGATGCGATTGCAGCCGTTCCGGTTCCTGATGGGCTGAGCGATGAGCAGTATGTTGAGTGGTTGTACATTAACGTATTGAAGTATCCGGCAGTTGACCCAGAGGGTGCCAAGACTTGGATTCAGCATCTTGGACTTGGTGTTCCTCGTGAACAGATCATGAAACAGTTTGTCGCAATTGGTAACCAGCAGTCTGATGGTGGTAAACTACGCGACCAAATCAGACAAGAGGTTGCTGGTATAGCACCTGTGGCCCAGCGTCCCACGCAAGAATTTATCTAAAGAAAAAATATGATTAACAGCTTAGTAGACTATTTAAAGGAGGGGTTAGTATGAAGCTTTTGTACGTTGGACCGTTGATGGATTTTTCGGGATTTGCCACAGCATCGCGTCATCTCTTGCAGGCACTAGCTCAGAATGACAGACTAGAAATTACGGCTCGTCCTCTTAAGTTTGACTCTTTGGACGAAGGACAAGAATTTGAGGTGCCCGATTGGATGCAACCTCTGTTAGAGAACGACCTACAGAACGTAGACGTTGCTTTACAGATGATTACATGCAACAACGAAGCAGTGCCCGTTCCTGGAATTCCCAATGGTCTATATACTTTTTTAGAGACAGACCGTATTCAACAAGGGTGGGTAGCTAAAGCTAATGAGTTTGACTTTTTGATTGTCCCCTCTAAGCACAATGCTACAGCACTCTTGAATTCTGGCGTTAACAAGCCTATCTTGGTGGCTGGTCCTCCTTGTGACGTTGATGACTACAAGCGTGACTACGAGCCGTTTGTTATCGACAACATTGAAGGGCGAACCGTGTTTTATAACATCTGCCAACTAAGCACAAAGAAGGGTATTGATGTTCTTCTGCGTGCGTACTTTGCAGCGTTTGCTGGTGCTCCTAACGATGTTCTGTTGGTTCTCAAAACCTATGTCAATATGGGTGGACGACAGAATGACCTTGAAATAGTGAAGCAATACATCCAGGGCGTCAAAGAGCGTTGTCGGATCCCCATCAGTGAGTACCCGCCTATCTTGCCCGTCATTTACACCATGAGTGACGACGAGGTTCACGGTCTTCATGCTCGTGGCGATGCGTACGTTTGTACTAGTCGTGGCGAAGGCTGGGGCATCCCTGCGTTTGATGCGTTGGCACACGGCAACACGGTCATTAGTCATAACGCTGGTGGTCTTGCAGAGTTTGTGACGCCTGAGAACTCTCTGGTTTATGGTGGTACCCCGACATTTTTCTATGATATGCCGCACCCTGACCCTGGTCTCTTTACTGGTCTAGAACAATGTTTTGAGCCTTCGCCCGTAGAGCTTGCCATGACCATGCAGCGTTTCCATATTCTTCGCAAGGCAAATGAAGCTGATGTGTTGGACGAACAGGGTCAAGCCGAGTGGAAAGCCGTTTTACAGCGTCGTGAGAATGCAAAGCTAGTAGGAGAAAAGCTAGATTACCGTAATGTCCATGAACAGATTGTCGAGCAAGTAGAGGCCGCAGTACAATCTTGGAAAGAGACCGGCGTAGCTAGATATAAGGAAGCCGAAGTATCGTTGGAGGAAACACTATGAGCAGACCTGTTGGTAGTACAAAATATCATGTGAACGATGATTTTTTCTGCCAGCCAAACAAAATTAACTCTTATTGGGCTGGTTTTTTGGCAGCAGATGGTGCATTAACTCCATACAGGAATAATGTTCGTCTTGGTATTTCTATTAAGGATGAAAAACACTTAGAAAGACTTCGACATGACGTTGGTTTTAATGGACCTATTCGTTACTCAAACGATTTATGTATTTTAGAAGTCTATTCAAGAACATGGAGGCAATCATTAAAGGAAAACTTTTACGTTACTCCTCAGAAGAGCTTAACTTTGAAACCACCAGTTCATCTTAATCACGAGTGCAGTATGGCGTATATTGCTGGATACATTGACGGCGATGGGTGGCGTACTCAGTCTCGTAATACGCCAGCGATTGGCTTTCAGGGGACAGAAACAGTAACTTGTTGGATAGCTGGATTTTTGAATACACATTTTCCTGCAACACGTAAAGATACCTCACCAAGCAAAAGATCAGACGCTAACTGCTGGCAGGCGACTATCTATGGAGCAAGAGTTATAGAGCTTACACAATCAATTAAAACGTTAGAATTACCTTTATTAGAGAGAAAGTGGCATGAATAATCAGATGCATTATACACCTCAAATGCAAAATATTGCAGAGAGAGTGAATAGACCAGTTAGAATTGTGCAAGCAATCCAAATGCACAACGAGGAAGATTTCGCGGGAGCAGTACTACACTCTATCTACGACGAGGTAGATCGCATTCTCGTTATTGAGGGTGCCGTTGAGAACCGCCCCAACTCCACGGAGGATGGTCACTCAACCGACAACACGAAAGGTGTTATTGATGATTTTAAAGCTCACAACGATCCTGACAATAAGCTTGTGGTGATTTCAATTAACAAGCACTGGAAGGATCTTGAGGACATGAAGCAGACGTTCTTGGATATGTCTGTGCCTGGAGACTGGATGCTTATCAATGATGCCGATGAGTTCTATCGTCCTGAGGATATCCGCAGGCTACGTAAAGCTATTGAGCTAAACCCTCAGGCACAGGAATTCGTTCCTAACTTCCTGCACTTCTATGGTGACTTTAGCCATATTGCTGTGCCTGGACCGGAATGGCAGACGCAACACCAAAGGTGTTTTAAGTACATGCGTGGCATGAAGTACAATAGTCACCCGGTCGTAACTGATCCGGCTGGACACTGTACATACTTCTCTCCTCACTATCAGCCCCGTAGGTTCATGCTAAATGACTTTTTCATTTACCACTATGGTTATGCACGTCATAACATGGATAATGTAATGGAACAGAAGCAAGAGTACTACAAGGGTGAACTTGCTAAGCACGATGGAGCAGACAAGAAGTTTGATCAGAAGGTCAAAGACTGGTTTGCTAACGCGGAACCCGTGCTAGAGTTTAACGGTGAGCATCCGGCGTGGATTGCTCCTGAGTATTTTGAGAATGAAACAGTACGCGGCAAAGTTGTTGGTAACTGGCGTGAAGATCGTTTCTACAGTCAAGTGCTTGCCGGTAAACCTTATGGAAACATCTGGCTGTGCATGACTGGACAATCTCAGCCGCACATGGGACTGTATCACAACGGCATGGACGTTACTGTTGGCAGTGTTGAACATGATATTTTGAGCGACGAAGAACTCAAGATTGCTATGGCGTCTAGTGGCCTAGAGAACTTTGGTAGTGCAAATCCTGTAGGATCCTGTTAAATGCCTAAGCTCTCTTACTTGGTTTCAACCTATGACTCTGGCCATTATCTAGATAGCCACATAGCGGACTTGTTGGATAACCAGACCGATCCCGATTTCGAGATCGTCATCGTGAATCCCAATTCTCCTGGTACCGATGGTATCATTGCAGAAAAATGGGCGAGCATGGATGATCGTGTTAAGTATATCTATCACCACGAGCGGGAGCCGTATGGTGCTTCGTGGCTTAGAGCCTGGAGGGCCGCGAGTGGTGAGTTTGTGATGAATTCTAACACAGATGACTACCACGCACCCGAGACCACGGCAACCGTTTTCAAGCACATGAGGATGGCTACCAGTCCTATGCATGTAGGCTCTAAGATTGCCTTCTGCTACGGTGGCTTGACCATTGTCAATGAGAACGGTCAGATACAAGGAAGAGGATTAAAACCCAAGTTTGATTTTGAGGTCATGTCTCGTGAGTGTTGGGCTGGACCGCAGGTTGCGTGGAGAAATGACAAGGATTTTGTAGATGATCTTGACTGGGATTTGATGGATGAGAGGGCAGCCAGCCACCAGTCTGCGTACGACTACTGGCTTTGGCTTTACTTCATGAGTAAAGGCTATCACGGCCATGTGATCAGTCAGCTCATTACAGTTTATACACAACGTCCCGATTCTATTGAGAATCGCAATAAGCACGCAAATAATTGGGAAACTTATGCTTCCATCTCAGAGTTCTTCGGTCATAATTTCAAAGGACATTTGAAGCACGCAAGAGAATTTAGTGACTTCAACGATCTGCCCCCGAAAGACGAATGGGTAGCCAAGATGCAAGCAGGCAAGAAATGGAAAAGATCAAAACGTGGTGGTATAAATTAGTCGCTCATGATCTTTGGTATAACTACCTAGAGTCACGAGAAGATGTTAAAAGTTGGGTTGCACGTTACAACAGACTGCAAGCCGAGAAGATGGACCTAGTGCGAGAAGATGGAAAGATCGCGGCGGAAATCTGCAACATGAGAACCAGTATCCGTACTCTAAAGCAGCAAGACCCTATGGCTGCCTCGTTAGATAGTGCTAGACATCATGCCGCTCAGACACGTATTCGTGATTTGGAACATCAACTGAGACGCAACAATATTGAACCGCAATGAAGTTAGTAGATAAGCCCTGGGGTAGAGAGCGAATCATGGAAGTAAACGACAAGTATGCTTTCAAGATTTTAGAGGTTGATGCGGGGCATCGACTTAGCCTACAATACCACAATGACAAGCTGGAAACAATGTATTGCCTATACGGCTGCGGCACTTTGTTTTTGTCTGCTGATGGTTTTGATCGCGAAATGACATTGTTGCCGGGACGTTTTATTACCATCACTCCTGGGACCATACATAGACTTGAGGCGTCTGCCACATCGCCCGTTGTCGTGATGGAAGCGTCATCGCCAGAGCTAGACGACGTGGTTCGTCTTGATGATGATTACAAAAGAAACGACGAAGAAGAAGAGGTTGACCCGTTCAGTGGTCCTATTGATTTCTCATGATTACCGTTCTACACTACTTGCGTCACCTTGATCTTGGTGGTACAGCTAAGACGTGTCAGTTGTTTTTCGAGCAACTCACTAGTCCAGACTTCAACACTATAGTAGCATACGAAAAAGGTGGCGACCACCCTAGACTAGAAGAGTTTCAAAAGGCCGCTGCCGTCTGTGGTGGCACCTTAGTAGCGGTAGACTCCTATCAGGACGGTGACCCCACAGGGGACGATCTACAGGCTGTTATTGACATGTACGAAGTTGATATCGTACACACGTATCGAAGCGGGTATGCCGAGTTCCCCGAGCCGGGAGTCCACATTCATGTGCCCCACTTCGTGGAGACCAACGTCTTTGGTTTCATCGACCAGAACCCCAAGGTGTCAAAGTCGCTGTTCATGAG